ACAAAAATATAAGGGTGATTCTTCTAAGATTGTATATCGCAGTCTTTGGGAACGTAAGTTTATGGTGTATTGTGACAGAAGCGACAACATACTTGAATGGGGTTCTGAAGAAATTATCATACCCTACCGTTCCCCACTAGATGGTAAAATTCATCGTTATTTTCCAGATTTCTATGTCAAAGTCAAACAGGCGAATGGTTCTATCAAAAAGATGATTATTGAAGTCAAACCAAAGGCACAGTGTGGCCCACCAAAACAACCCTCTCGCAAAACCAAAAGATTTATACATGAGGTTCGTACATGGGGGGTGAATAAAGCAAAGTGGGAGGCTGCAATTGAGTTTTGTAATGACAGAATGATGGAATTTAAAATACTGACTGAGGATCATTTGGGTTAGTCGTATAAATAGAAGTATGACATACTTTGATGAATTACTAGAAAAGACAGGCGGCAAAGAACGCTCAGTTCGATGGTTTAGAGATAAAATCAGAGAGATGGGCGAACCACCAACACGACAACTTGTTACTGAGGGGTTGTTATCACAACGTCCTCAATACGGCCGTATGAATTTCTTTTTCTATGATGCAAAAGGAAAGAATGAACTACCATATTGGGATAGGTTTCCACTAGTATTGCCGATTGGAGTGACGCCACAACAAGAAGGATTTATTGGTCTAAACTTTCATTATCTATCAATACCAATGAGACTAAAACTATTGAATGTTGTTGCTCAATATTCCACAGACAATGAAATGAATGAGGATACAAGAATTAGATTGACATGGAATCGTATTAAGAGAAATCCATTAGTCAAGCCAACAGTTAAAAGATACCTTGCAAGTCATGTGCAGTCACGTTTTCGTGCTATCACAGCAGAAGAGATGATGGCAGCAGTTCTACTACCAGTACAGAGATTTGTGCCTAGAGGTGTTGAAAATAAGGTGTATGCAGATTCTAGAAGAGCTGCAAACCAAAGGAGACCATAATGTCATTTTTAAACGAATTTATTGCAAACTTCGATCAATATGGTGGTGCAGCATATCTAAACAGATTTGAGTGTCTTATCATATCACCGTTTGAAGCAAACCCAAGTATTACCACTGATAGGTTTGTTTCTTTCAAAGTTGTTTCAGTAACATTCCCTGGCAAGAACATCAGAACAGTAACAAATGAAAACATCTATGGCCCGACACATGAAATGGCACAAGGATTGACTTATGCAGAGTCCGTTTCGTTTACATTTTATCTATCTGGACAGCACGTTGAAAGACAATACTTTTTAAACTGGATGGACTTCATTTACAAACCAGATACATATAATCTAGAATACTATGATAACTATAAAAGAAATATACAATTGTATCAATTAGACAGAGGTGATAAAAGGGTTTCTGGTTTGAAACTTTTAGATTGTTATCCAAAAACATTGGGTGCAATTGAATACGCACAAGACAGTGGAGATATAGGTACTATTGATGTTGAGTTTGCGTTTAAAGAACATCATATGACAGATGGCAATGGACAAGAACTAACTTCACAAAATATACCAAGAGTAAGTACTAGAACTGGAAATGAAGGCAGACGTTCTTTTGCAGCTTCAGAAAGTGGTACATTTACTGATTTTTAATAATGCACAATAGGAGATAAATTATGGCATTACCAAAACTCGCTTCGGCGAAATATGAATTGACGCTTCCTTCAACTGGTGAAAAAGTTGAATACCGTCCGTTCCTCGTAAAAGAGGAAAAGATTTTGATGTTAGCCCAACAAAGTGGCGCACAAGCAGACATTCTTAGAGCAGTAGAAGATATTGTTCATGCTTGTACATTTGAAAAAGTAGATTCCAAGAAAGTTCCTTTCTTTGATTTGGAATATATTTTTCTGCAATTGAGAGCCAAATCAATTGGGGAGATATCAACAGTTTCAGTTTTGTGTCCAGATGATGGCAAAACTAGAGTTCCAGTTGATATTAATCTGGAAGAAATTCAATGTCACAAAGAATTGGGGCATGATAACAATATTAAAATTACCGATTCTATTGGTATAGTGATGGACTATCCTAGAGTTGAAAATATATCAGTTATTGATGAAAATCTTGGAGAAGCAGAAACAGCATTTTCAATGATTAAATCTTGTATCAGACAAGTCTACGATAGTGAGAATGTACATGATAGAAATGATATGGATGACAAAGAATTGGATGAATTTATCGGTTCAATGACACACGATCAATTCGTTAAAATTCAAGACTTTTTTAATACAATGCCTAAAGTGAAACACTCTGTTAAAGTTAAAAACCCAAATACTAATGTAGAAAGTGAAGTTGTGCTTGAAGGATTGAATACTTTTTTTTAGTAGCCCTCTCCCACAATAACTTAGAAAACTATTTTAGATTAAATTTTGGGTTGATGCAACACCACAAGTATTCTTTAACAGAGATAGAAAATATGATACCGTGGGAGAGGGATGTATATGTTTCCCTATTACTTCAACATCTTGAAGATGAGAACATGAAGAATCGCCACGCACAAATGAATAGGAAACAATAAATATCACTGAGGAGAGTAATTGTGGCTGAAGAGAAAGAGAAAAAAACTGTTACCGTTGATGCAGAGGTAGCAAAAAAAGATACTAATGGTGATGGACACATCTCACAAGAAGAGATGGAGATGGATTTGGAATTTAAAAGAAAAGAACTAGAAGATGCTGACGCAAGAAGAGATGCTATGCGTCAAATGGCATGGTTCTCTTTATTTGGTATGTTACTATATCCTTTTGCAGTTGTTATTGCAAATTGGATTGGACTTGATCAAGCGTCTAAGATACTTGGTGACATGGCCGCAACATATTTTGTTTCAGTTGCTGCAATTGTTATGGGTTTCTTTGGTGCAAATGCATACGCAGATAAAAAGAAATAAGGTAAATTAAATGGCACAGACATTTGAAGAAGTTGTAGAACAATTACAAAATGTTAATGAAAATACTAACAAACTTGTAAAATTATCTAAAGAAAATGAAATATCCTCTATAACTGAGGGAACTGGAAGTATTCTTAAAGATGATTTGAAAGAAGGTTTTAGTGATCTTATTGGAACTATAACTGGCCCTCTAAAATCAATTGCTGACTCTGTGCAAAAAACAGATAAACTTGTAAAAATAACTAAGAATACTAGTACCAATACTATCAAAACATTTAAAGAAAATAGAAAAGAAACCAAGTTAGATAAAAAAGAAAATAAAAGATCCTCTATAACTGGGGGAACTGGAACTATTCTCAAAGATGATTTGAAAGAAGGTTTTAATGACATTGTTAAAACTGTAACCAGCCCTCTAAAAGCATTTGCTGACTCTGTGCCTGGCTTGGGTACTCTTGGAAAAATAACTAAGAATATTAGTTCTAATGCTATCAAAACATTTAAAGAAAATAGAAAAGAAACCAAGTTAGATAAAAAAGAACATAAAGAGACTGTTCTAGAACAACAGGAAACTCAAGAAACTGTTGAGGAAAATGTTGCACTTCAGACTCCTATGGCAACTGCCCTTGCAGAAATTAACGAGAACACTCGTAGAATGGCAGACTCTTTGGCAATGCAAGGCGATCCAGATGAATTGACTGCTGGTGAAGTTGAAAAGAACAGAGAAGAAGCCCGAGCTCAACAGAAACAAACTGATGTACTGAAACAAGTTGTAGAGAATACAGAAAATCTTGAAAATCTGCCTGATGGTAAAAAAGAAAAAAAGGGTGGTATTTTTGGTGGTTTCTTAGGTAGTATTCTGAGAATGAAGGCTGTAATAACGACTATTGTAACCGTAATTACTGCTACTGTTATTCCAGCTATTACAGCATTCGCCGTTGCACTCGCACCTTTTGCTCTTATCATTGCCGGAGTTATTGCTGGTATCATTGCTGCTATTGGATTCATTAAAGGATTTATGGAAGGGTTTGATGTAGGAGGCATCTTTGGTGGTCTCAAAGAAGGATTGATGAAACTCTTCGATTGGTTCATTGCACTACCTCTTAACATACTTAAAGATATCACTGTTTGGGCGTTGAATGCTCTTGGTATGGAAAATCTTGCATCAGCACTAGATGCATTTCCACTAGTAGAATCTCTAAGAAAAATGTTCTCTTTTATTGTTGACTTGTTTGTTGTTCCTATTGGATTTGTAATTAAAACAATTGGGGGAATCTTTGGTGGAATATTTGAAATAATTATGGCTCCAATCAGAGCTTTCGGTACAGCAATAATGGCAGTATTTGAAAATATTGATAATATCTTTGGTGGAATTATGATGATTTTCAGTGGAGATATTGTAGGTGGATTTAAAGCAATTTGGGATGGAATTAAAAATCTTATAATGGTGCCAATAAACTTTGTTGTTGATACTGTTAAAGGTATCTTTGGTGGAGTATTTGATATTCTCATGGCGCCATTTAATGCACTTAAAGGTGCAATAGGATATATCTTTGGCCCACAATCTGCACTTGGTGGAGTGTATACATTCTTGGCAGATATGTTTAGTGGATTGTTTGATCTCATAACATTACCATTCAGAAAAGTGTGGGAATTTGTATCTATGATATTCACTGATCCTCTTGCCGCACTTCAATCATTGTGGAATGGTTTAACAGGCGGAGTTGCTAATCTATTGGGATTGATTACAATGCCAATTGATGCTGCAATCAATTGGGTTATGGGTTTGTTTGGATTTGGTGATCCAGATAAACCATTCAGTCTATTAGGATTGGTTGGTGATGCTGTTGGAAGTATTTGGGAATGGTTCAAAGGTTTATTTTCTTTTGATCCTTCTGGACTCATGGACGGATTGTTCTCCATTGGAAGAATTATGAAAGGTCTTGCCAAAGGTGGATGGGCCGCTGTTAAAGCGATGTTGCCAGGGGGCGAAAGTCCAGGCG